ATTAGGAAGTTGTTTAGATCGCTTGCCGGAAGTGGGAATCCGTTAGCGAATGTCTTGTATGCCATTTATGCCTCTTTCCATAGTTCTAGTGTAGTAAACCAATTGTCTGCTGTCACGAAGTGGCTCACCCTTGAGACAGAATAGTAAGTGTCTATGTTCATGTCGCTAGTCTCATACTTCACGCCTATAAGCTCTCCAGGGAGAATCTCTGCTGCATGCGTAAGGTTGCCAGAGCGGTCTAGTGCCGGAGTCTCTACGCTCTTTACAAGTCTAGTAGGGGACTGAGTAAACACTCTGTCTGCCCAGATATTTAGTTCGTCTATGTCTGTTGTATTTATCTGAACATCGAGCGCGGAAACATCGTAAAGGTCTATTGAGTCCGGGTCTGTTCTTAGAACATAGGTTGCATCGTCGCTCTTTAGTGCAACCCGGAGCGAGTTATAGACATCGTCATAATCGGCGTTTACTGTTAGGTCATTCATGCATAGATGAAATTCATCTTCATGCGAGTTTCCAACAGTATAAGTACCTTCTGGTATTGCTCCTATTGCAGGTCTAGGTATGAATACAAATTCTTCTGTCGCTGGATCTATCCAAAAGAACCCTAGCCCGACTTGTATGGCATCTGTCATTATTACGTTTGGTATAACGTCTGTAACTAACACGCTAGGTATCTTGCCTGGACTCTCTGTGCTAAGCGCATTCATGCTAGTTCCAAAGCCCTCTGCAACCTTCTCTATAACCTCGTAGGGGGAAGCGTAACCTTCTGGGAAGTCCGTAGTTGTGTCGAACTCTGCAAGTCTTGTATTGACTACCTGCCTAAAGCTATCAAGTGCAGTTATGTTTATTAGGTTTAGTCCGTCTATTGTGTAAGAAACATCTAGGGTGTCTATGTAGCCTCTATAGATCACAAAGTCTAGTTCGCCTCTGTTTAGCCTGACCCTGACCGGAGTGCCAGGTCTAATTGTCCTGTTGTTTGTAGGGTCGTAGGTGTATGACTGTAGCTGTATCTGAGCGCTCGAAGGTGTTGCTATGAAGTAGGTCATGTTCTCAACCTGTCCACCTAAAGCAGTTACAACTCTAGAAGTCTCACAATTGAGGTCTTGCCAATCGAAGGCGTATTCCCCTTCTGCTAGAACATCTGTGCCGCCGATTTCGCTAACGCCGATAATAAACCAACCTGCCCCGGCAAGAACGTTAGTGCCGCCTATGTCTGACACTCCTATAATAAAAAGATTGTCGGCATCATTAGGTATGTAGAACTCAACCTTGAGGTCTGTTGCTATGTCGAAGTCGGTTAGAAGGCTCATCGAAGTAGGCTAGTCCCTCCCTGTGAGCGCAACTTGGCGTTAATGTCATCTATTAGATCCTGAGCGTTTACCTTTGCCCGGTTGATGTTTACATTTATGGTTGTACCTGCATCACTCCCTGAGCCTGTAATCCCCTTAGTCTGCGAAATAGGCTTGCCGAACTGGTCGAAACGTTGCCTCGGCTGTGAGTTTTCTAGCCTCTGTTCATTACCCCTGCCCGAAGTAACATCAGGCGCGAAAGAGATAGCTGCTGCTGCTGCGTTAGCTTTACCCATAGCGCCTGAGAATCTTGCTGTAGCCGCTGCCATGTCTGAGAAGTATGCAGCAGGGTTACTTAGAAAAGGAGTGGCGTTAAACATCTGACCGATAGCCCCGAAAGTTTCCTGGGTAAACACGCTGAGATGTGTGAGCATTCTCATAACGCTTATAATGCTGTCACCTAGCCAGTTGAAAACCTGATCTGATGTTATGTCATTTGAGGCTACCCCAAAAGTCTCTGCGAACTTGCTCATAGAATCACCGATAGAGCTTATTTGAGTTTGTGCCTCACCGCTGGGGTCGATTATAGAAGCCCAGAAGTCTTGGAACGCCGGGATAACTGTATCGAGAATAAATTCTTGAATGGTCTGCATAATAGGCATAAACTTCTCGCCTATCTCTGCGCGAGTGTTCTCTATCTCTGCTTTTAGTATGCGCTGCTGGTTAGCTAAGCCGTCTGAGGTGTTTGCAAAGTCTCCGGTTACGCCTGAAGTCTGCTCCATTAGACTTGAGTAGCGAGCAGTGACCTTCTCTGCCTCGGTCATTTCGGTCGTGCCGTCTGTGATTCCTGTCTCTAAAGCGTGCTGCAATACTGTTGCCGCGCTTAGGTCGATACCGTAATTTCTTAGCGGTTCTGATTGGCCTGCTAGACCAGACTGAAATTTATTTAGGGCATCTGCGACATCTAAGTTGAATACTGAGGCGAAGTCTGCTCCTCGCTGAGATAGCTCGTCTACTACTGTTACTACGTCTCCACCGTCTCCGGCGATAGTTTCCGCGAAGCTTGAGAACTGAGTGGCTATGTTGAATAGTTCTGTCTTAGATAGCCCTAGTCCCTTGGCGGCATTTTCACCTAGCTCTAGAATGCCTTCTGCTGCATCTCCAAAAGATACGTCTACAGCATTAGTTGCCTCTGAGAGATCGCTAGTCGCATCTATGGCTTTCTTAATTTCAGTTACTGCTAGTACTCCTAGCCCGATACCAATAGCTCCCACAACTTTGCCAATGTTGGCACCGATTTTCTTGAACTTTTCGCCTAAGTCTTTAAAGCTTCCTTCAGCGCCTTTGGTAGCCTTAGCAAGATTTTTATACTCGCCAAGTATCTCTACATTTAGCACTAAGCTCATTTTGCTCTCCTATGTACCTCAGTTGCAAAAGCTGAGTATTCTGTCCCTGTAAGCTTTCTATACTCACTAGGGCTAACACCTGTAGCTATGACGAACTCTGCCATTTTCTTAGCATGATCTTCAGCTACTTTTTTCCTTTTGGGTCTGTCGCTCCAAGTAGCTCTAGCGCTTGCTTCTGAGAAACCTTCTCGGTGTCTTCGAATTTGTAGTCTGGATTTGCCTGCTTCATAGCTACATAGTAAAGAACTCTAAGAGCCCTGCCTTTTGGCTGTCCGTCTGAGAAGATTTCATCTATGCTGCGACCTACTAGTAGTTCTATTTCTTCTACTTGCCCTAGTGTCATTTCGTCGAAGTTCATCATCTTATTTATATCTTTCCTGTGCGTTCATATTCTTTAGTAATTAGTTCTTCTAGTTGCTTGAAATACGTGTCATAGATTTCTTCTCTAGTGTAACCCAGGGCTTTGACAAAGAAAGGCTGCGGCGCTATGTGTCTTTTATACCAGCCCCAATGGATAGGGTTAGCATAAGGTACTCCAGATTTACCGCTTCTGTTATTGCCGGCTCTAATAGTGATCTTGCTAGAAGCAGTAGCACCTATTCTGATACTATCCCTAAGCGCGCCTGTGCGAACCGGGACTAGATTACGTGCCTCATTTACAACCAGCTGACCGGACTCCTGCCCTGCCTTCTTGATTTCTTCTTTAGGAGCCCCCACGTTCTTTAGAGCGCGGTTTATCTCCCTGAGGTTAGTGACCTTTATTCCCGGTTCAACAGCCATAATTAGGCAGTTACTACTGTAACCCCATAGAACTCGGAGCTATCTGCATCATTAGGTGTAGTTACAACTCTAAGGGTAACTGAGAAGGTTGAAGTCTCGTTACTGTTTAGGGTTAGCGGTGGGAGTTCGTTGAACTTGACCACTCCTGAGTAGTGAGGTTCTGATGTGGAAGCTTCAGCATTACCATTAGGAGCAATTACGAAAGTTGCAGTAGTTCCAAAGTTAGCCCAAAGAACTCGATAGAGAGAGTCTGCATCACCGGAGGTAACACCTTCTAGACCTAGAGCCCACTCTCCGCCTACGCGCTGTTCGCAGAAGGTTTGAACATCTCCAGGAGCATCTCCCAGGGTTAGCTCTACCATGTTTACAGCGCAGGCATATTCGACATCTGCAATAAGGAACTTGATGTTCTCTGCGACAATTCTTGTGTTAGTCATTTGATGACCTTTCTAAATAGTTATTTCTAGCTCGACTGAGATATTAGCCGATAGGTATTCAGCGTTATTTGTTTGTAAGTTGTAGGGTTCGTTTACTCGAATCACTCGAGCGTATCGCGGCATAGCATTTAGAACATCGTGTATTGCCTGATCTAGATTCTCTGTAGCCTTTTTATTAGTAGCAGTAGAAGCTATGACCACTAGCTCTAGATTTAGATCGTACTGAGTGCCTAGAGTGCTAGGTGTTAGATAGGGAGAGGCGGCGTTTATTATTACTATCGGCGGCGTTATGCGCTCAGGAACATAATCTAAAACCCTAATGCTGGCTGCCTCTAAATCGAGCTTGAACTCTGCCTTAGAGATTGTTATTTCGTTACTCATATTGCATAGCCAACATAGGGATTCAGCAGCGGATAGACAGCGCCCATAGGGTCTTTTGCAACCCTAATAGCTGTTCCGTCCATACTTGCAAACTGTGCCACTCCATTAGGCGCTGAACGCCTGTGGAATAGCTCTGAGGAACAGATAAGCGTAGCCTGCCTGTGAATCTCATCTGGGACAGCAGTAATCACGCCAACATAGTTCGCAACCTGAGCAGTTCCAGCACTTAGACAGGACTCTATAAAAGTGCCTGTTTCATCTGTCCCTACATAGGCTTGAAGTTCTGCCAGCGTGACTACTGTTGTCATTTAGATTCCTTAGTCTACGATGTCTAGCTCAACGATTGCACTGGCGAATGGTGTAGTAATCGCCATGTATCCGTAAACGCTCACAGAATCTGTAAGGGTCGTAATGTCACCGTCTGTCAAACGAACAGGAGCGCCCGGAGACTCGAAGGACTGGATAGCCTGGCTGTTTGCCATGTAGACCTTGTTAGCGGTCATCGCTGGATCTACAATCAGTGGCAAGCCAAGTAGTCTGCCTGATAGTCCAGGAAGGTTAGCGGTTCCAATGTTGTTGAAGCCCTGACCGTCTTGTAGAACTACTGGGCGACCGTCAGTGCCAACTACAGTCATCAAGAACTTGTAAGCCTCTGGAGAGGCAACAATAGCCTCTGGGCGAAGTCCGGTGTTCTCGAAGATGTAAGTAGCGCCGTCAGTGATACCACCGATTAGAGCCGATACAGTTCCATCAGATACGTCGAAGACCTTGCCGGTGTAGGTAAGTCCCTCAACGTGAGCAACGAAAGCAGCGTTAGAAGCGTTTGCATAAGCAATAGTTAGCGCCTGGAATACGGTATTTAGGTAATCAACTGTCGAACGCTCGATGGTCTGCTTCGAGAAGCTTGTGTAGCCTCCATAGGTCTTGACTGCTGCTGAGGTGTTAGCAATAGTCAAGTTACCGAATGACAGGGCTTCATTCTCTGGGTCTTGTTCTCCGACTGCAATAGTGTTAGCAGTTACAGAAGCATACTCAACACTCAAGCCTGAGCCTGGAAGCGCTGCGCGCGAGAAGGCTGATAGAGCCGGGCGGTTGTCGTTGATTAGGTTGTTGATCTGACCGACAAAAGCAGCGGTTGTTACTGTGTTAGCAGTAGTCGAAGCTGCGCGAGCAAGCTCAATAGCCTCTGCATCGCCGTCTAGTAGTTTCTTAGCAAACTCGCCCTGAGAGCGAATCTCTGAGCCGATTACTTTAGGTGTTTCAATAGTTAGTCCTGCTTCAACGACTCGGCGCAATTCAGCAACCTCATCTTGAACAGAACGGACTTCTAGTTCTATGTTCTCTGACATTAAGTCTCTTTCTTCTGTTTGGGTTTCGAGGGCTTCAACATCTTGTTGATCTTCTCTAACCTCGGTTATGTTTGCACCAGCGAAAGCCGGAAACGGCACGACAGAAACCTCTTTTAGGTCTATGAGTGTCCGAGTTATCAGCGAGCCATCTCTATCATGTTCGATAGGCATGAACCCTACTGAGAATTTATTTAGTGCGCCGTCGCGCATAAGAGTCAAAACTTCATCGCCCCTAGAGGTCTGGCTTACTTTGGCTGTGATCTCGTAGCCTGCATCTGTTTCTCTGCCTGAGATAACTTTGCCGATTGGCTCTTCGTGACCGTAGAACAACTTGACATCTTCGACTGAGTCAATAGCGCCCGGCGCGAAGCGCTCCTGAATACCGCCACCGATAGAAGCCTCCTGATTATAGGGAACAGCTAACCCGGTAATTGTTCTTTCCTCGACAGCATCTAGTGATAGCGCTGCTTCTCTAATTTCAATTTCAGACATCTAAGCCCTCTCTTTGTCTTACTTC